ACACAGAGCGGTCCGCTCGCCCCATGGAGGCCCTGAACCCCATGAAGTGTGGCGCGAAGAGTCGAGCTGGACGGACGTGCCGAAAGGGTGCCGGTTGGGGTACGACCCACCCGGGAGCCGGACGCTGTTGGTTGCATGGCAGCGCTTCCCCGCGCGCCGTGTCTGGCCCCGAGGCATGAACGCCATGGAGTCTCGCAAGGTCATGGAGATCGCGCGCTGCGGCGCGGAGACGCGCTCCGGTGGGCGCTGCGGCAAGACGGCAGGCTGGGGCACCGGTCACGCCGGGATCGGCTCGTGCAAGCTCCACGGTGGCTCGACCCCGAACCACGAGCTGGCGGCGGCGGTCGAGATCGCACGGCGCGAGACCGCGAAGCACGCGATCCCGCTCGATCTCGACCCCCACGACGCGATCCTCCAGATGGTCAGGCTCGCCGCCGGCTGGGTCCGCTACGCACAGGACCGGATCGACGAGCTCGAGCAGCGCGAACTGATCGGGCCGCAGGTCTCGACCCGCCCGCTCAAGCTCGAGAAGGGCGCCGAGGACCCCGAGGCGCGCGTCGAGGAGCACGGCCCGCCCGCCATCCACATCTGGCTCCGGGTCCAGGCCGAGTGGGGCGACCGGCTCGTCCAGTACTCGAAGACGGCGATCGCCTGCGGCATCGCCGAGCGCCAGGTGCGCGTCGCCGAGGGCCAGGCGCAACTGATCGCGAGCTTCGCCAAGGCGTTGATGCAGGACCTCGGCGTCGATCCCGCCTCTGAGCAGGCGCGCGGCCTGATGCGCAAGCACCTGACGCTCATCGCCGGCGGACGCGCGGCGTGATGCGTGGCGGCACCCGCAGCTAACCCGTTCGCGCTCGCCGCCGACATCCTCGACCCGCCGGCATGGGCTCCAGAGGGTCGTCCGCCGCTCGAGCCGCATCAGATCCCGCCTGACGGCGTGTGGTCGCTGTGGCTGCTCGAAGGCGGTCGCGGCTGCGGCAAGACCGAGGCCTGCTCGCGCTATTTCGCCTCCTACATGCGAGCGAATCCCGGCGCGCGCGGGCGAATTATCGCCCCCACCTACGGTGACGCGGTCGAGTCGTGTGTCAAAGGCCCATCCGGGTTGCTCGCGCTTGACCCCGAGATCCGCTTCGTGCCGTCGGACCCTGGCGGCTCGAAGGTCTTCTGGCCGAATGGCTCGGAAGCCGTCCTGCTCGGGACGCCGACGATGCGCGAGGTCGAGCGGCTGCGCGCGCTCGGCAACCGCGACATCGACTGGTGGGAGGAGATGGCCGCGAACACGCAACTGGGGGCCGCTTGGGATCAGGCCGCACTCGGGCTGCGAGCCGGCGAGGGCTACCGCGCGATCGCCTCGACGACGCCGCGCAGCACGCCGGACTACCGCAAGGTGCGCGCGGAACCCGGCGCGATCCGGACGCACGCGACGCTGTTCGACAACCCCCACCTCCCGACGCGCTGGATCGACCAGATGCGCCGCCGCTACGAGGGCACCCGTCTCGGGCGCCAGGAGCTCGGCGGCGAGCTGATCGAGGACGTCGAGGGAGCGCTGTGGACCCGCAAGATCCTCGAGGCCTGCCGGGTCGAGTCGCACCCCGAGCTTGCAGTCGTCGTCGTATCGATCGATCCGGCGGCGACCTCGGCCACCTCTGCCGACGACACGGGCATCATCGTGGCCGGCCGCGGGGTCGACGGCGAGGCCTACATCCTTGCCGACCGCACCTGTCACCTGCCGCCCGAGGGCTGGGGCCAGCGCGCCGTGCGCGCCTACCACGCCCACGACGCCGACCGGATCGTCGGCGAGACGAACAACGGCGGCGACATGGTCGAGCACGTCGTCCGCACCGCCGACGCTGCGGTCCCGTTCAAGAAGGTGACCGCGAGCCGCGGCAAGCAGACGCGCGCGGAGCCGGTGGCGGCGCTGTTCGGTGCCCCGCCCAAGCGCCCGCCGCGCGTGCACCTGGTCGGCGGCTTCCCGGAGCTCGAGGACCAGCTCTGCACCTGGGTCCCCGGGGACGCCGACTCGCCGGACCGCCTCGACGCGATGGTCTGGGCGATCACGGAGCTGATGCTCGAAAAGCAAGGATCTTGGAGGCCGCTGTGATCAGTCGTATCAAGCGCTGGTACCGGCGCCCGCAGATCGGGATCGCGGCGTGAAGGCTCGCCGCATCGCTTCCGCGCCGCTGCGCGGCGTCAAGGCGCTCACGCAGATGGTCTTCCGCCGCAGCACCTGGAGGCTCTGGGGCCTGCCGCGGTCGCGCTTCGACTACCTGAAGGAAGTCGGCGACGGCACGGGGTCCTCAGCCGTCATGGCGCCGCTGTTCTGGATCGGGCGCACCTTCCCCGAGGCGCCGGCGATGCTCTGGCGCAAGGACGGGACCGAGGAGGAGGAGGAGCCCGACCACGAGCTGCTGCGCCTGCTCGTGCGGCCGAACCCCTACTACTCGGGCGCGCTGCTCTGGATGGCGACCGTGCTCGACTGGTTCGTCGACGGCAACGCCTACTGGCTCAAGGTGCGCGCGAAGTCCGGCGCCGTGCGCGAGCTCTGGTGGACGCCGACCGCGCTGCTCGAGCCCAAGGGCGATGAGCACACCTTCGTCTCGCACTACGTCTACCGCCCCGGCGACGGCCAGGAGATCGAACTCGAGCCCGACGATCTCGTGCACTTCCGCTACGGCCTCGACGCCGACGACCCGCGACGCGGGCGCTCGCCGCTCAAGTCGGTGCTGCGCGAGGTGTTCACAGACGACGAGGCGGCGAACTTCACCGCCCACCTGCTGCGCAACGCCGGCGTGCCCGGACTGATCGTGAGCCCGGAGTCGGGCGACCATGCACCGTCCGAGGACGATGTCAAGGCGACGAAGACCTACCTCAAGGAGGCCTTCACCGGCGACCGCCGCGGCGAGCCGCTCGTGATGTCCGGCCCGACGAAGGTCCAGCAGTTCGGCTTCTCGCCCGAGCAGCTCAAGCTGCGCGACGTGCGCCGCATCCCCGAGGAGCGCGTCTCGGCGGTGCTCGGGGTGCCGGCGGTCGTCGCCGGCCTCGGCGCCGGGCTTGATCGCTCGACGTTCGCCAACTACGCCGAGGCGCGCGAGGCGGCGTATGAGTCGAACATCATCCCGACCCAGCGCATCCTCGCCGAAGAGGTCCGCTTCCAGCTCCTGACCGACTACGAGGACGATCCCTGGAAGTTCCGCGTCGGCTTCGACCTCTCCGAGGTGCGCGTGCTCCAGGAGGACCGCAACAAGCAGGCCGAGCGGCTCGAGGTGCTCTACCGCGGCGGACTCGTGAAGCGCGCCGAGGCGCGACGCGAGCTCGGCTACGAAGTCTCAGAGGAGGACGAGACCTACGCGCAGGAGACCTCGCTTGGGCAAGCGCTGCTCGGCTTCGACCGCGGGCAGGGCGCAAACGGCAATGGAGCGGTTGCGCTCGAAGCCGAGCAGTGACCCCCTTCGAGCGCGAGATCGCGCGCCAGCGCCGCCGCCTGCTGCAGATCGAGCGCAACGGCGCATCAGAGATGGTCTCCGCCTACCAGCGCCTCCACCGCCGGCTTGAGCGCGAGCTTGGGAAGCTGACGGCCGCGATCGACGCGGCGCGCGCCGCCGGCGAGGACCCGAAGACCTCTTGGCTCTACCGACAGCAGCGCTACCAGACGCTGCTCGTCCAGGTCGACTCCGAGACGCGCGGCTTCGCGAAGCGCGCGATCGAGATCATCGAGTCGGGCCAGTCCGAGGCGCTGATCTACGCGCCGAAGGACGCCCAGGCGCTGGCGCTCGCGGCAGCGGGGACCGCGCCCGCGGAGGCCGTCGCGACGATCCGCTCGAGCTGGACGCGCGTGCCCGACGCCGCGCTGCGCCGCCTCGTGGGGAACATGGCCGACGGCACCCCACTCGGCGCCCTGCTGCGCGAGCTGGCGCCGCAAGCCGTCGAGCGGGTACGCGACACGCTCGCCTTCGGGATGGCCATCGGCCGCCCTGTGCGCCGGATCGCGCGCGACTTCCAGGCCGCCTCGGGCGCCACGCTGACCCGCTCGCTGCGGATCGCCCGCACCGAGACGCTCGGCGCCTACCGCCAGGCGACGGTCGAGAGCTACCGCGCCAACCAGGATGTCGTCCGGGGCTGGACGTGGTGGGCGGCGATCGACACCCGCACCTGCGCCTCGTGCTGGGGTCAGCACGGCTCCGAGCACTCTCTCGATGAGTCGCTCGCCAGCCACGTGAACTGCCGCTGCACGATGGTGCCGCGCACCGCGACCTGGCAGGAGCTCGGCTTCGACGTCCCGGACACCCGGCCGCCGGTCGCAACCGGCGAGGAGGTGTTCGCCCGCCTGCCCGCAGAGGAGCAGCTCGCGGTGCTCGGCCCGTCAAAGCACGCGGCCTACGCCGCGGGCGAGATCCGTCTCGGCGACCTCGTCGAGCACACGAACCATCCGCGCTGGGGCGCGGGAACGCGCGAGGCGACGCTCGCGGTCGCACGGGCGCAGGCCGCCCGGCGCGCGCTCGTCGCCGCCTGACCCTCCCGACGAGAGGAGACATCGACGTGAACACCAAGGCCCTCTCCGGGCTCAAGATCACCGACGAGTCGAAGGGTGAGGTCGAGGCCGTCTTCGCGACGCTCGACGTCATCGACTCCGACGGCGACGTGACCGTCAAGGGTGCCTTCGACGATGGCGCGGCGGTCAGGATCTCGGCCTACAACCACAAGTCCTGGAAGGACGCGCTGCCGGTCGGCCGCGGCACGATCCACGAGGTCGGCGACCAGGCGATCCTCAAGGGTCAGTTCTTCCTCGCCACCCAGCACGGCCGCGACACCTTCGAGACCATCAAGGCGATGGGCGAGCTGCAGGAGTGGTCCTACGGCTTCGACACCGTCGACTCAGAGCGGGGGATGAAGGACGACCAGTCGGTCCAGTTCCTGAAGAAGCTCAAGGTCCACGAGGTCTCGCCCGTGATGCTCGGCGCCGGCGTCGATACGCGCACGCTTGCGGTGAAGGGCGGACAGAAGCTTTCTGAGCACGCGGCGGCGGTCCTGGCCGACGTCGACGCGCTCGTCACACGAGCTGTGGAGGTCAAGACCCTCCGCAGCGAACACGGCAAGGGCCTCGGCGAGGAGACGACCGATCTGCTCGCCCAGCTCGAGCCGAGCCTCAAGAGGTTGCGCGAAGTCCTGACGACCGCGCCTCCCGAAGACAACGACCTGGCGAGCGACGCAACCCGCGAGTGGCTGCGCGCGCTTCGCCGCGACCTCTAGGAGGGACACACCATGAAGCAGAAGATCAGGGAGCTGCAGGGCCAGCTCGAGGAACGCCGCCAGAAGCTGCACGAGATCTTCGAGCAGGCCGGCGACGAGATCGACCTGGCGAAGGTCACCACGATCGAGGGCGACACGCAGGCGAAGGTCGAGAAGATCCGCGCGCTGAACACCGAGATCGACGACATCGCCGCCGAGCTCGAACCGCTCGAGAAGGAGCGCTCGGACCTCGAGCGGGCCAAGCGCCGCGCCGAGGAGCTCGGCGAGACCGAGCCGCACCCGGGCCACCCTGAGCCCGGCCGCAAGGGCGGGCGCGAGCCTGCCGTCAAGTCGATCGGCGAGCTGTTCACCGAGTCGGAGGCCTACAAGGTCAAGGGCCGGGAGGCCGTGCTCGACATCGAGCTGAAGGCGCTGTTTGAGACCGGCGGCGGCGGCGGCGCCGGCTGGACGCCGGAGACGACCCGCACCGGCCGCGTGGTCGATTTCGCGACCCGTCCGATCCAGGTGACCGACATCGTGCCCGCGGGGTCGACCTCGCAGCAGTCGGTCGTCTACATGGAGGAGACGACGTTCACGAACGCCGCAGCCGAGACCGCGGAGGCGGGGAGCTACCCCGAGGCCGCGCTCGCGCTGACCGAGAGGTCGAGCGCCGTCCGCAAGGTCGCCGTCTGGCTGCCCGTCACCGACGAGCAGCTCGAGGACGAGCCGCAGGCGCGCGGCTACGTCAACCGGCGGCTGCCGTTCATGCTGCGCCAGCGCCTCGACTCGCAGATTCTCGTCGGGAACGGCACGGCGCCGAACCTGCGCGGGTTCCTGAACGTGTCGGGGATTCAGACGCAGGCGAAGGGCACCGACCCCTCGCCGGACGCGGTCTACAAGGCGATGACGAAGGTCCGGGTGACCGGCCGGGCGATGCCCGGGGCGGTCATCTTCCACGACAACGACTGGCAGGACATCCGCCTGCTGCGGACCGCCGACGGCGTCTACATCTGGGGCTCGCCCTCAGACGCCGGCCCGGCCCGCATCTGGGGGCTGCCGGTCGTGCTCTCCGACGCGATCACCGAGGGCACGGCGCTCGTCGGCGACTACGCCAACTTCACGGAGCTGGCGAACCGCCGCGGGATCGAGGTCAAGGTGACCGACTCGCACTCGACGTTCTTCATCGAGGGCAAGCAGGCGGTGCGCGCCGACATGCGCGCGGCGCTGGTCGTCTACCGGCCCGCCGCGCTCTGCACGGTGACCGGCCTCTAAACCACGCGAAACCTGGGCACGGGGCGGCCCGCTGTGGCCGCCCCGGCGCCTTGAAAGGAGACGGCGATGCCGATCATCGAAGGAACGCACAAGGCCGGCAACCGCGTCGGGCTCGGCGACGAGAAGCTCGCGGTGGCGGAGTACGACTTCGCGGTCGACGGCGGGGCCATCGGCGACATCACGCTGCGGGGGGACCAGGTCCCCTCGGGGGCGGTCATCGTCGACGCGCTGCTGCACGTCGACACCATCCTGACCTCGGGCGGCGCGGCCACGGTCGCAGTCAAGGTCGAGTCGGCAGCGGACGTGAACGCGGCTGTTGCGATCTCGGGCGCGCCCTGGTCGAGTGCCGGTGCCAAGCGGGCGACGTTCACCGCCACCACCGCGCCAGTCAAGACGACCGCTGCGCGCGCCGTGGTGGCCACCGTCGCCACGGCGGCGCTGACCGCGGGCAAGTTCCGCGTGCTCGTGCGCTACGTGGAGCTCGCGTAGATGCCCGCGGCACAGGTGACGACGGGCGGCGGCGAGCTGATCGCCGCCGACCCCGACCAGCACCGCGAGGCGGTGATCCAGAACCTCGGCCCGAACGCGATCTACCTCGCGGTCGGTGCTGCGGCTGCGGTCGCGACCGGGCTCAGGGTCGCGGCCTCGACCGGCGAGCGGGTCCTGCGCGTGCCCGCCGGGCTCGCGGTCAACGCGATCGCCGAGACGGCGAAC